TCATTTCACATATTCCTGCTCGATTGCTACGCCGCATTTGAATTCGACCACAATGCCGTCGTTCCTGACGTGTATCCTATCGACAAGCATTTTCATCGTTGTGCCATCTACCGTGGTGAGCGTATCACTTTGCATCGTTTGCTCTATGAAGGTATCGAGCCACATCCTGACCTCGGCATATTTGGCTGCCGTGCCTTGCAGCTCATTGCGTTCGGCCTCCAGTTCCTTCATACGCTCACTGTACTCTTTGACCCGTGATGCATATTCCACAGCCCCGATTTCCATCCGCTGCTTTGCCTTGTGCAGTGCGAGCGCGGCTTCTTGCAGCTGAATGGTTTCTTCATCGATCCTTTCCATTGCTGCTTTGTTTTCCGGTTCCAGTGCGAGCTCAGTGCCGTCCCTTACCACCTCGACTACTTCTTCAGCACTATCGACGAGCCTTCGCATTGCGGTGAGGTAAGTTGCCTCCAACACATCTTCATTGACATGATGGCTGTCGCATGCTGCTCGACCATTGTTTATCCTATTGCAGCAGCCCCATGATGCCGTCCGCTTTCCACTGCCCATTGTTCGTACCTGCCTGCGTAGCTTGGATCCGCAGATACCGCATACGAGCATCCCGCTGAATGGATAGCGGCTGCTATACCTGCCGCCACCGACCTTATTGTCATTTGCATCTCTTCTTCGCTGCATCTCTTGCTGTGCCAGATCGAACAACCCTTTTTCAATGATTGCTGGGTGCGATCCTTCGACATAGTAGATCGGCGCTTTCTTGCCGTCGTTTTTCTGTCGGTACTTTGTGAGCACGTCCGGTTTGAACGTCTTGCCGAGTAGCGCATTGCCTGTATATTTCTCATTCGTGAGGATGCTCTCGATGACATTGTGCCGCCAGTTTTCCTTGCCGAGCTTGGTTTTGACTCCATCCGCCTGTAGCCGCTTTGCGATCTGCGTAATAGAGTACCCGGCGATGAACTCCCGGTATATCCTTCTGACGATTTCCGCCTCTTCTTCGTTGATCTCATATACATCGTGGCCTTCATCATCTTTTCCGATCTTTCGGTATCCGAGCATGAGTCCTGTATTCAGTATGACGTCGCCTTTCTGGAACTTCCGCTGCCATGCCCACTTAATGTTGCTACTGATCGTGCGGCTTTCCTGTTCGGCCATAGCCGCGAGGATTGTCAGGAGTACTTCGCCTCCGGGTGTCAGTGTGTCAATGTTCTCACTCTCGAAGTACACGCTGATTCCGAGATCCTTGAGCTCTCTGATGTATTGCAACGCATCGACAGTATTCCGAGCGAAGCGGCTAATGCTCTTAACCAGCACTTTCTGTATTTTCCCCGCGCGACAGTCCTCAATCATGCGGAGGAAGTCCGGTCTTTTTTCTGCTCGCGTCCCGCTGATGCCGGGATCCGCATAGACATCAACGAACTGCCACTCTGGTTTTGAGTAGATCAGCTGTTTGTAGTGCTCGACCTGCCGCTCGAAGCTGTCCTCCTGTTCTTCTTTTTCGGTGGACACTCGGGCGTATGCCGCCACCTGCAGCCGCTCAGATTGGTTATCCGCCACATCGATAAACATCTGCGGCATGGTTCGTACTACTCTTCTTGTCGCCGTTGCCATTATGACTCCTCCTTCTTTTTGTTCCACCCGACTTTGTTCCCGGGCTGCCCATTATCGTAGCTGCGCGTTATTTTCGCTCCGTTATAGAACACGAAGGTCACCGTGAACATTGTCACGAAGACCTTCGATAGAAATCGTTTTGCTTTTTCTTCGCTGAATTCTGTAATCGGCACATACTCGCTTTCGGGCACACGTTTTGCCCTGCGTTCAGATATCTTTTCACTGATGTCAGTGATCTGCATTTTTACGCTTTTGCGTTCTTCCTCGTATGCCGCCTTCGGGATCAGCCTCTGCATCATGAGCTCTGCGAGCTCCTGCTCCTGCTGCCGCAGGTCTTCGAGCACTTCCTGCAGTGCTACCATTGAATCGCCCTGCGGCCTGCGCTCGATAAATTCATTGTAGGCGGATATGAATTTCTCCTTGAGCACAGTGTCCTTGATTCGGCTGTTGCCGCAGGCTTTTTTTCCATCTCTCAGATATGTGCGGCATGCCCAGATGTCTGTCTGCCATTTGCACTGGCTGTTATTGACCTTGTGCAGATAATTTTTTCCGCAGCAGCCGCATTCTATCATGCCGGTGAAGCTGTGTGCGATTCTTGTCCGGCAGTGGTTTCTGCTGCGTTCTTCCAATATGCGCTGTGCGGCTTCCCACGTATCTCTATCAACGATTGCCTCGTGTGTGCCTTCCATGTAGTAGCGAGGTGCATATTCGGCGTTTGGGTTCTTATGGTATTCCCCGAAGTGCCTGACCGATTTCCCCATGATCACATCGCCCTTGTATTTTTCGTTTCGCAGTAAGCCGATGATGTGCTTCGCATCCCACGGATACCCATTCCGGCTTTGGACGCCTGCTGCATTGAGCGTATCCGCAATTTTCTTTGACCCAATGCCGCCGTCCACGTAGGATTCGTAGATGTATCGAATTACTGCCGCCTCTTCTGGCACAATCTCCAATTCATTATCCGCTGTCAGCTTCAGGCCGAAGAGCCCGCTGCCGACGCTGATCCAGCCATTTTCGCAGCGATGCTGAATTGACCAGCGCTGTCGTGCCGAATCTACCTCCAGATCGTTTTCTGCAATCGTCGCTGCGATCGTCAAGAAGATTTCGCTTGTCGGCTGGAATGTGTGGATGTTTTCGTTCTCAAATACCACCTCGATACCGAGGTCACGGAGTTCTCTGACAGCTTCCAGCAGCTGCGTTGTATTCCGTGCGAAGCGGGATACGGATTTCGTATAGATTTTGTCGAACTTGTGCTCCCGTGCATCCTGCATCATCACAAGGAACTTTGGGCGCTTTTGTACGCTGTGTCCGCTGATGCCCTTGTCTGCATAGATACCGATGAGGTCTGTATTCGGGTCATCTTCGAATGCACTCTGCCAGTAGTGCTCTTGGAATTCGTAGCTATGCAGCTGTGCATCTCGCTCCGTCGATACACGGATATATGCGACTGCCCGTGTTTTTTTCATGTCGTTCTTTCTCCTTTCTATGTGCTGGACTCGAACCAACGTATTTTTTTACCCCCGCCATTGGAGGCGGGGGTAAAGATACCAGAGGACTCTTAGAAAGTCCAGCCCAAAAGCGAAAGAACACAAAGAATTATCAACTTGCCTTTCTAAGGGCTTTCTGGCTGATGTTATTGATTTTTTCGCGCTGTTTCTGCGTGATCAGTCCTTTTACCCAGAGCTGTGTAGTGATTGCTTCAGCTAACGCGATTTTCACCTTTGTCCTATCACTCATAGCTGCACCTCACTTACTTCTGCGGGATCTTAAGTTTCTGCCCCGTATAGATGACAGATGATTTTAGGCCGTTGAGCTTAACGATCTCTGTGTAGCGGGCTCCGCTTGCGAGGTAGGTCTTTGCAATTCCCCAGAGCGTGTCACCATGTACCACGGTATGAATGCGGTAGTCCTCGGCGGGTTTCGTGCCAGCCACGGCAAGCGCCGAGGTCTTGACCGGCGACATAATGGAGTATCTGCCGGATTCGTCCTTGTTGATGACCGTGCGGTCGCCGCTGACCTCTACCACATACCAGCGGAGCTTCTTCACCCAGCCGGGAATGGATTTGCCGTTATAGTAGGTGCTTCCCGTGATGGTTACGAGGTCACCAGCTTTGATTGTGCCGGTTGGCTTGGTCGGTTCGACCGGCTTCACCTCGCTGCCGAGAGCTGCAGTGACCTTGGATGCCAGATCGCCCATGCGGGCATACATCCAATTGCCGGGACAGCTCTTGTTCGCAAACCATCTGTGGACGGTCAGCACCATCTCATCGGATTTCGGGCTGTAGTTCAGCGTCTTGGTCTTATCTCCCAGCCAGAGTAGCTTCGTCTTGCCGTTGCGCTTGCAGATATCGGTGCAAAGCTCGATGAGTCTCTTGTACACCACATCCTTGAACGCATACGGCTCGGTGTTGTCGCTGGCGCACTCGATGGTGATGGCTCTCTGGTCGTTGGCTGCGGAAGAGGAGCACCAAGAGCGGTTTTTCTCTTCCACATACATCCCGACCCGCCCATCGACGCCGATGCCGTAGTTGCAGCTTGCCTGCCGGGATGCAGGCAGAAAGATGTTGCCCAGCGTTTCCACGCTACACTGACCTACCACGCAGTGCGGCGTGATGCGGTCAATGCTGTGGGTGCGCTGTCCGGAGTGGTTCGGACTAAGTTTGGTGTAGGATACCAAGGAACTGTTCGTGTAAGCCATGTTATTCATCCTCCTTTTCGGCACGGTCGTGAAGCTGCTCCAACACGGATTTCAGCTTCTGCGGAATGGGCAGTCCCAGATATGCGGCATTCTCCAACAGAGACACACCCTCATTCGACAGGTAGAAGAAAATGACGGCGGTACGCATCACCGAGCCGCTGCCGATGACGCGGGAGTCGAGAATATGTCCGATGCCGACTAGGGCGAAGATGAGCACCTTTTTGAAAATGCCCTTGAATCCGACTTCGCTGGACAGCTTCTTATCCACCACGGCGCACATGATGCCGGTCACATAGTCGATGACTACGAAAGCCAGAAGCGCATAAAGCAAGCCGTCACATCCTCCCAAGAACCATCCGAGCCAGCCGCCGATACCGGCGAACACCACCTGAATGGTCGTCCAGAATTCTTTCATGTTGTTTGTCCTCCTTTGAAAGTTGAATTTGTGTATGAAAAAAGGCCCTCCGCAGAGCGCCTTGATTCCGAAAAAATATTCTTTATGTTACTGTGGTCAGCGACACCGTGTGCCACGAGGACCATGTGCCGCCATAGTTTCCCCGGATATACATCCTTGAACCGTTATAGACGGTGTACCGCTGTTGAATGAAGTAGCTTTCCGGCAGAAAAACCTCCAGCATACCGATTGCGGTGGTCGGAAAGTGCTTTTCCGTGGAAGCTGAATACGCAAAATAGTAGCCGGGAGTCTTCACGTTGTTGAGGTCGGTGGTCGAGCCGTCCACTCTGCCCATTTTGCCGTGGACATTGACGCCGTTCATGTGGATGCTACCGTCCACATCGAGCGTTGCCTGCGGATCCGGTGTGTTGATGCCGACTTTCTTTTTACGAAGCGCAATGAGGGGCGTACCCTGCGGGACAGTAAAATACAGATCCAGACTGCTCAGAGAATAGAGCTTGTCTTGGATCTGCAAATGGAAGTCGTAGGAACTGTTGGCATCCAGATTGCACAGTTCCAAATTGGAGTAACTAAAAGAGGTTCCGCTTTTTGTCGTGCCGGAATAGATGCTGGTGTAGCTGCCGTAACTGCTCTCACTGGTTTTCTTGTACCGATACCGCACATAAACCACGCTGTTTTTCTGCGTCCCGTCTACGGTCACAGCAGAAATAAAGCCACTGAATTTGAGCTGCATTTCCGCTTCGATATCGTTGGTTCGCCGGAGCGTTATCGAGGATATTTTCGGCTTGGTGTACGGAATGACCGTCACCGTCTGTGAAGTTTCGGCGGTGTAGCCGCGGGAGTCCGTGACCGAGAGCGTGACCGTCACACTGCCGGACTTGGTGATCTTTCCGACAGATATGGCAGCCCCTGTGGTGTTGGATGCCGACAGTCCGTTGCAGGAAGCGGTGTAGTTGGAGATGGACGCTCCGTTTTTCGCAGTCGCTGTTCCCGGCGTGACCTTGAGGGTCGAGTAGTCCTGTACGAATAGCTGGTCGTTGCCCGTGAGATTCTTTGTGGTCGTGTAGCTGTCGGCATAAGTGAATCCACTTATGGTCGGAGCAGAGTTTGCCGCCGTAGTCTGCACCGTGGCGGTCTTGCTTGATGTGCTGCCGATCTGCGTTGAGCCGCTGAAGGAGGAAACGGCAAAGGTTCCCGTGAAGGACTTCATCGATGCCATCCAATTGAGCAGCGTGGTTCTCTGTGCTGATGACAGGGTGGCCGAGCGGTTTGCCGTACCCTTCGTCCATGCAAGCCCGGTAACGGTCAGGATGGTCGTGTTCCCGCTTTTGATCGCCAGAGAATTGATGTAAGACGGTTCGTACACGGTGACATTGAGGGTGATGGTCACTCTGGCATTGTCCGCCGTCACCGTGCTGACGCTGTTCACAACCGCGCCGCCCAGTGTTTTCACCGTGGAGCTGCCGGATGTACCATAGACTTGATTGTACTGCCGCCGTGCCCGCACCTTCACCGTGTAGTTTGTGTTTGGCGAAAGCGAGGACAACGTTACGTTGGCACTGGTGGATGCCGATGTCGAGAATGTCGTCCAAGTGGAGCCGCCGTTGATGCTGTACTGCCAAATGTCTGCCGTTGAGGTGGAACTCGCAGAGATTTTGAAGCCGTTTGCGGTAATCGCCGAAACAGAAAAAGTTACGGTAGGTGCAACCCGGTCAATGGTAGACAGCTTCACATTGTAGCTGCCGGAGGGGCCGGTGTACTGACCCCACGGGCTGTTGACGCCCCAGTGCCAGTAAATTGGAAGGGTCAGCGTACCGTTGCTGTTGTGGGATACCGTGACCTGCTTGTCCTCGATAAGCCACTTCGTGCCGCTGCCGCTCTGACCGTTCGTAAAGGTGAAGCAGTTCGCACCGGAGGTTGCTGTGCCGATATAGGAAGTGCCGTTTGTGCCAAAGTCCGACCATGCGATGGAATACTGGGAATAGACGTACATACCCAGAGCGATGGTGGAGGTGTTTGCGACTACGTTCTGGGAAATGACCTTTACATAGATGTATAGGTCAGTCGTCCAGCTGTTGGAGCCGTAGTTCGTTCTTTCGGATTTCACCAGATAGGCGGTGCCGCCTGTCATTGCCATAGCCTTGCCTCCTTTAGTCCAGAATGACGATATTCAGCCCATCGGACGCTGTCGGCATGGGAACGAACTTCGTCTTGCCCACAGTCAGATCGCCGTCCACCGTGGTTTTCTTGGTTTGTGTCTCGTCTTTGTTCAGGGTAAAAATCACCTCATCGTTGTAATAACCGGCAAACTCCGTGTTCGTGATGACCGTCCGCTGGGATGATGCACTGTTGGATACCTCGATGCCGCGCTTATCTATCTTGACCTCTTGCGTATAAATCTCGTTGGGTGCAGGCGTCCACTTTCGGGGAATTGCTCCTTCGGAGATCATGATGTCCGCGAGGTAGATGGACGCATCCCGGCAGTAGCAGTAGACGCGCAACGTGGGGTCGGTCACATCGGTGAGCGTGACGGTAAAATCCGTCCAGTCAAAAGCGGTGCTCTTATTGAAGAGATACGAAGTTTTGTTTCCGTTGTAGGTCACATAGAAATACCCGGACATGGCCGAGGTCTTTTTCGCCCGGACGGAAATGGTATAGGTGCCGGGTACTATCCCTCGGATATACTGCGACAACGAGGAGTAAGCTCCCAGCACAAAGCAGGAGTCGGAAACGGTATTGTTCTGCGTGTCTGTGGAAGCGTCAGTTTTCACGGTGCCAGAGTAGCTCCAATCATCCGTGATGCCGTTCAGCCCGGAAGAGTTCTGCACATAGTTGATGCCGCCGATATACTGCTCCTGCATGGTGACAGACAGTCCATCCACCGTATGCTGAAGCTGAGATACTTTGCTTTCGGAGCTTCGCAGCCGCTCTTCCAGTACGCCTTGGTCGTTGGAAACCGACTCCATAGTTTCGGTAAGGGTCGCCACATAGCTGTTCAGCCCGTCCACATTCTGCTGGAGATAGGCTGTTTTCTCTGCAAACTCCTCCGTTGAGACATACGCACGGAGTACCACTTCGCCGCTCTCCAAATCCCAATAAGACGAACCGTCCTGAGACTGGATAACACCCGCCTTGATGATGTTCGCCACCAAAGAGCCGGAGGTGATGAAGTCTGCGACGATCTGTCCGTCTGCCGTGATGGCGGTTTCATAGGGGCCGTTGTAGCCATTATGGGAAAAGCCCAAGCCGCCCACATTCCACCGCCAGACATTCACAGCTTCGTCAATGGAGGGAGCGTCCAGAATGAGCAGCTCATAGGGCTGTCCGTTTTCCTCACTGGTGTGGATGACCACATAGCCGCCGCTCTGACCGGTGATAAGCCCGGTGGCTTTGCCGATGGCGGTTTGGAGCAGTTTCGGAAAGCGTCCAACCGTGGACTCCACCTTATCGACCGAGGACTGCACCTCGGAGATGGTGGTGATCATACTGGACTTGCTCTGACCGAGGGAAATGCTCTTGTACCGCTCGGCGAGGGTGTCGTAAACGGTTTCAATGACCATAGCCGTAACGCTGACACCCAATACTGAATGTTTTATGGTGAAGGTATCACAGAGGTTGACCCGCTCCAGCAGTGCCGAATACTCCGGCTGCTTCCAGAGCGGCTCAAAGGACACCTTCACCGTGGGGATGGTCGCACCCAGTGGATTTGCCTTGATGTAACTGTTTGCTTTTGCTCTGAGGGCTTCCTCGGTTACAACACCATCAAACTGGTCGGAGAAATCCATGATGAGCGTTTTCGCCCGGACAATCTCCGAAGTCACAATGGGGAGCGTGACCTCCGGCAGCGTGACCACCGTTTCGGTGTCCGAGCCTTCCGGTGTGTATACGGCATACGGGAGCAGTGCGGTATACACGCCGCTGTTGTCCTCATCCTGCTCCAATGCGGTGAGGTTCTTGCCGTATTCAATGACCACGCCTGTTTTCTGCCCTCGGTTGGAATGAAACTTCACCGTGAAGTTGTCCCACTCAAACTCACCGTACCATTTGGAGAGCATGGAGCCTTCCGTGCCGCCGAGGCAGGCTCGGACGCTTTTCGGCTGGGCGACGGAAAATGCCTTTGCGTCCGAGTAATCCGTCCAGCCCGTAAAGCGTGTATCTCCGGCAAGCAGCTGCGAGAGAATGAGCTGCGGCGAACGGCTTTCGGTTGTAAATGGCATAACGGGAACATTGGCAAGGTCATAGGAGATGTGCTGACCGTAGATGGTGACGATACCGTTGAGCGGCTTCGTGATGCGGTAAATACGGAATGCCTGGTCGGCGGCGGTGTCATTGGGTTTTGCCTTGATGATGCACTCCTTGGTGATTAGCCCGTAGTGCTGACCGCTGACCGGGTATTTGAGCAGACACTCAAACACACCGTTTCGCTCTTCGGTGACTTCGCAGGAAACAGTGTCCGTCAGCACACCAAGACCGAACGAGCTGAAATCCGTAGTATTTGCGGCATAGAGTACAGGGATCATAGGCAGCACCACCTTGGAACGACCTCAATCCTTGACACATCGCCATTGCAGTTAATGGTGCAAACACCCGGCTTGAGGGCTGGAAATTCCGCTCCTTTGACTGTATCGTTTTTGAGGGCAGTGCCTTTGAAGCAGTTCATCAGCTCACTGTCGATCTCAATATACTCGTCCAAGTCGGAAATCATCATGCCACGGCCTTGGGGATGCATCATTAGTGCTACCGCACCGCTGCCGTATAGCTTGATGTACGGTCGGCTCTCAAAAGCAGTCGGATTGGTAATCGTCAGTTCAGAAGCGTCAGCCGACACCGTTTCCTGCCCCGCAAAGCTGTATTTGAAAGGCTTGCAGTTGAAGGTCACGGTGAAACTGCCGACCTTGTTCAGCTGCTCTTCAATGTCCAGACTGCCGGAGATGACGCCGTAGCGGAAATACTCCGCATCGTAGGAGTCAGTGATTTCGTGGTATCTGTCCGGCTCGGAATACAGCCAGCCCTTGATGTCCCGCAGGACGGCGGCAAGGGCGGCGGTATTCTTTTGTGCGAGGAACACGGTGTAAGTGACCTTGATGTTGGAAAAACGGCGGTTGGGGTTGATGATGTCACCGCTCCGACCGGGAATGGAAATGAACTCCGCATCGTACTCCGGTGCGGAGAACACATCCTTTTTCTCGATATGCAGACCGAAATCAGCGGAACTGCGGCCGCTGTAGGTAAAATAGGTCATGCGAATACCACTCCTTTCCGCTGGGCGAACTGATTCGCCGTTTCCATGACTTCATTGGTGAGCTGACGGATGTCCTCGCTGCTGTAATTGTTGAAGTTCGTGATGTTCAGGGCGATGGTGAAAGCAGATGCCGCCTTGCCGACCACGCCGTCCACTGCTGTGCGGATAGAGCCGTTCACATCAAAGTCGGTGGGCAGAGCCGTCTGCATATCGTGGGCAAGATCGCCCATGACGCCGTTGATGTCCTCCGCCATCCCTTCTGCGGCTTTGACCGCTTCATCGCCGTTATCTTCAATGGACCCGGACAAGCCTTTGACCAGCATTTCACCGACCCATGCCATTTCCTTTGAGGGCGAGTGGATACCGAAGAAATCGCAGATGCCGTCCCAGATGGAGGAGATCCACCCGGATACCTTGTCCCACAGCCACGAGGCAAGCTGGGTAATACCGTCCCACAGGCCTTTTACGATATTGCCGCCGATTTCTACGATTTTATACATCAGAGAGCCGAAGGCTTTCACGATGCCCGCAATGATCTGCGGCACCGCCTTGACGATCTCCACGATGATGGTGGGCAGGTTTTCAATCAGCGCAACGAACAACTGAACGCCTGCCATGATGATCTTATCGATGTTTCCGACCAGTGCATTGACGATGCCGGAGATAATTTGCGGGATCGCCTGCACGATGGTGGTGATGATCTGCGGCAAGGCTTGAATAAGGGAAATCAGCAGGTCGATGCCTGCCTGAATAATGAGCGGTATCGCATTCAGCACAGCATTGATAATGCCGTCAATGATTTTCGGGATAGCTTCCACGATTGCCGTGATGATCTCCGGCAATGCAGTCACCAGCGAGGTCAGAAGCTGAATGCCTGTTTCGATGATCTGAGGAATCGAATCCAGTAAGAAGGTAATGATACCGTTGATGATCTCCGGCAGAGCGGCGATTAACACGGGGATTGCGTCCAGAAGACCTTGCGCCAGTCCCGTAATAAGTTGTAAGGCTGCGTCAAGGAGCATCGGCAGGCTGTCCACCAGTCCTTGCACGATGGTGACGATAGCCTGCACCGCTGCCGGAATGAGCGTGGGCAGCGCATCCGCAATGCCGGTCACCAGCGTGGACACCAACTGAACCGCAGCGTCAATAAGCAGGGGCAGATTCTCAATCAGCGTGTTCACGATGGTCATGAGTGCGGACACCGCTGCCGGGATAAGCTGCGGAAGCAAAGAAAGCAGCGTTTCCAGCACCTGCGAGAACAGTTCGGTGACTGCTTCCAGCAGTGTGGGCAGCAGTTCACCCACAGCCGTCAGCAGGGCATCCAGCGCCGTGGGCAGAGCCGCCACGATGTTCTCAATAACCGGGGTGATGTTCGCCACCACGGTCTTGAAGGCATCCACCATGTTGTTGCACAGCAGCTCCATGTCAGCGTCCGCATCACCAAAGCCTACGATGAGGTTCGACACGGCGGATTTCAGTGCATTGACAGAGCCGGAAATAGTGGCTTCCGCTTCCTTGGCGGTCGTTCCTGCAATGTCCATGCTCTCCTGCATGACATGGATGGCTTCCACCACATCCGCATAGGAGGAAATGTCGTACTTGACACCGGATATCTTCTCCGCATCGGCAAGCAGGCGTTCCATTTCCTGCTTTGTACCGCCGTAGCCCAGCTTGAGGTTGTCGAGCATCGTGTAGTTCTGCTTGGCGAACCCTTGGTAGGCATTCTGAATAGAGGACATATCCGTACCCATCTTATTGGCGTTGTCGGACATATCCGTGATTGCCATATCCGCATACTTTGCGGCTTTCTCGGTATCGCCGCCGAGGGACTGGATCAGGCTTGCGGAAAAGCCCGTGACCGTCTCCATGTACTCGTTGGCAGAAAGCCCTGCCGTTTTGTATGCGTTGGCAGCGTACCGCTGGATCTCCTGCGAGGAGTCCTTGAACAGGGTGTCAACACCGCCGACCAACTGCTCGTAGTCTGCATAGGCGGCGATGACCTCTTTGCCGAGCTTCACGGCGGCGGCACCTGCGGCGACGGCCACAGCACCGAGTGCCACACCTACGGTTTTGAGAACCTTGCCGAAGCCTTCAAACTTACTGCCGGATTCCTCCGCAGCCTTGCCGCCCTCCTTGATGGCTTTCTCATTTTCGTCCAACTCACGGTTCATGTCGTTGAGGGCGGCTTCGGCATTGTTGAGTTGGATCTGCCAGTTCTGGGTGCGGCGGTCATTCTCCCCGAAAGAGGTGGCGGCATTCTGCAGAGCCTTGCGAAGGGTGTCGATTTTTGTTGTCTGCTCATCGATCTCTTTTCGCAGCACCTTGTTCCGTGCGGCGAGAGCCTCCACGGATTTGTCGTTCTTATCGAACTGAGAGGTGGCGAGCTTCATTTCGGAGCCGAGCACCTTGAAGGACTGGTTGATCTCCGCCAGTGCTTTTTTGAATTCCTTTTCGCCCTCAAGACCGATCTTCAGTCCGAAACTATCTGCCATGTACCGTCACCTCCTTAAATGCCATCCGGGATAATATCGTCAATGTAATGCGCCCGTGCCGGGGTGGCCTGCCCGTTATACTGTTTGTGGCACTCCCACAGATCCAGCAGAAGTCCAAACGGCATCAGCCACACCTCATCCTGCGACAGATGCAGGTGGGCAAGACCGTAATAAAGAAGCCGGGTAAACAGCTCCGCATCGGAGACCGTTACCCGACTGGTGCGTTTTTTGAGTCTTTCTCGCTTTCCACATTGCGCTTGGTGCCCTTATACAGTGCCTCCGTAATGGCGGTTTTGTATCCGGCGAGATCGAGGGGCGTGGTCAAAAGCTCCACCACATCCTCGGTGAGCGGCTCCTTGGGGTGCTCCTTGTCCTTGAGGTTGTGAATGAGGATGCTCTGATTTGCCAGAAGCGTGATGAGCCACACGATCTCTCCGATGGCCATTTCAAAGTTCTCGGACTTCATCAGCTTCTCACCGAGGTTTTCCAGCCCGCCATAGCGACCGGCGATTTCCTTGGTAGCCTTGGTGGTAAGCAGGAGTGTGTATTCCTCGTCACCGATGGTGATGACTGCAGTTCTCTCGTTATCCATTGTGTGTTACCTCCATTAACCCTGTTTTTCGGGTGTCGTGGTATAGGTCGGCTCATAGACTTCCTTGTACCAGTTCGTGATAGTCGCAGCGGTCACATCGCCTTCCAGTGCCTCCGCCTTCCACGGGTGCTTGCCGCCTGCGTCTGCCTTGTTGCGGCGCAGAATGGTGCCTTCAATGGTCGGCGTAGAGAAAGTAATGCTGTCGCCCTTGGTGGCAAGGTTCGTCGCCGGAATACCGAATTTCACTCGGTACAGCCAGTAATACTTGTACTTGCCGTTGGACTTCTTGGCGCGGAAGCCCACCGCCACAGAGTCGCCGCCGTCCTCAGATGCGGAAATCAGCACCTTGTTTTTGTCGATGGTTGCACCCGTGAGGTCGGATGCCGCCGCAGAGCCGATATCGTCAATACCGAGGGAGAGTGTGCCGGATTTAAATTCCTTTACGATCTCCGAAGCACCGTCGTCGGCGTATAGAGTTGCCTCTGCCAGTTCCACCGAAAGGTCAGCGGAGATGGCTTTGGCAAGCTGGGACGGCGTACCGTAGGTTTCCTCACCGGCGTCGTTCTCGGTGATTTTTGCGTAATACAGTCTGTCAAGACCGATAGTCGCCATAACTTATTCCTCCAGTTCGTAGATTTGCGCCACATCAATGGCGTAGTGATGGTAGCCGGTTTCGGCCTCAAAGCCGATGTACCGACGGTCGGTAATATAAAAATCCGCACCCAGCAAGGCGCGGACGAGGTCATTTTTCAGTTTGGTGTAGCCGCCCTTTGTGAAGAGGGACAGCCGTGCCTCCTGCGTTTCGCAGCCGGGAGCGTTGTCGGAGTGGAGCTCAAAGCTGTCCGACAGCGGCGTAATCACCAGATAGGTGTCCGGGGCTTTGCCGGAGAACACACCCGTTTCCACTGGAACGCCGCAATGCTCGGCGATGGTTTGTAAATCGGATAGAAGACTCACAGCTTTTCCACCTCCTCATCCAGCGCCTTGGTCATGGCATCGATGCATTCCTGCCGGGATGCCGTTTTCGCAGGCTTCAGAAACGGCTTTGCAGGCTGACCGTGCTTGCCGTATTCAATGATGTTGGCCAGCTTGGCATTGCTGCTGCCGTCCGAGCGGGGTTCTGCGAAGCCGACCTTGATGTCGTGGTTACCGTCCCGGTTCAGCTTGGAGGGAGAAAGGCCGAGTGCGCCTTCCAGTTCGCCCGTGGTGCGGGATTTGAACTTTGTCCCTCTGCCAATAACGGAGGAGAGATTGCTCTTGACTTTTTTCAGCACCACCTCGCCACCGGCCTGCAGGACGGTATCCGCAACGCTGTCAAAGTTGCTGCCGAGCTTGGAAATCTTCAGAAGGAAATCCTCCGGCATTTTCATTTCAGCTTTTGCCAACGGTGGGCACCTCCTTTTTTGCCAGTACTTCAATGTACATCCCACGGCCTTTGACATCCTCTACGGACACAATGTCGTAGCGGCAGTCATCGCAGATGAGAAACTGGTCAGCCGTGACCGTCAGCCCCGGAATCCGCCGAAAGCGGAACAGGTCAGTAGCTTCACTGAATGCAGCGAGGTTTGCCCAACGCTGGCTGCCGTGTCGACCTTCCCGGTATACACGGACGGAAGCGAGGACTTCATCCTCGGAATGGGTGAAGCCCTCGCTGTCCTTGACTTGGCGGATTTTTACGATGTCGGCGAAGCCGTTTATTTTTCCGAAACTCATGCTCACACCTTCCAATCCCGGTCAAGCCGCAACAGCAGATTGACCGTGTTCCACACCTGCTGTGCCGCTCCGGTGTTATCCGCAAAGAAGCCGCCCGTGCTGCCGTCCCGGCTTTCGTAGAAGTGGGATGACAGCATGATAACGGCTTGCTCTGTGGTGGCTGGCATGGGGTTCTCCTTATAGAACCCCTCCGGGATGTGCTGGTAGCTTTCGGCGTAAGAAACAGCGGCGGTGATGTAGCTTTTCAGCAATGCATCATCCGCCGTGTGTTCCAGAATGAGATTGGCTTTCACTTTGGAGAGAAGCTCGTCCATCACCGCCGCCTCCTTTCATCAAGACGCCTTCATCTTCAGAAGCTGGATACCCTCCGGCAGGATGATCTTGCCGTCCACACGCTCGGTGGCAACAAAGCCGACCTGACCGTTGGTGGAATACAGCTCGTTCAGACGCTGAACGGTTCTGCCGGTGCGGTCAGCGATCCAGTAGCTCTGGAAATCGCCGAAAGCGATAGAGAGCGCACCTGCCGCCAGCGTGGGAGCATACGGGCTGGTGTAAATCTCGTAACCGAGCAGTCTGTCCGGCTGACCCGCCTGCAGAGAGGGCTGCCACAGATACTGACCGTTGGAATCCTTCAGCTTACGAAGTGCGGAAACAGTAGCATCGTTCATCAGGAACTTGGCATTCTTGCGGTAAGGTGCTTTCAGCGCATAGATTAGGGAAATCACCTCGTCGGTGGTGACGGCGGTCGCACTGGCTGCGGTAACGCCGACCGTGCCACCGTTGGTGGTGAACAGGCCGGTGGGCTGACCCGTACCGGTGCCGACGCAGAATGCCTGTTCCTCGGCAGCACCGAAGGCGTAGGCAAACTCACGGGCGATGTACTCTTCCAGATCGAAGGCACTGTCGTCCAGAAGCTCAATGCTCACCTTCACAAGGTCGGTCAGCTTGTAGGCGTCAATGGTCTTCTGTGCGAAGGTGGGATTGCTCTCGGTGTAGGCGGCGTTCTCAGCCGTCCACGCAGCGGTGGAATGGGTCGCTGCAACGGGGATCTTACGCTCGTTATCGGTAGTGATGACCTTGCACAGACGGCGCATCACATTTTCCTCCTTGAGCGTGTCCACGATGAACTTCTCAAATTCGGTGGGTACGAGGTAGCCGCCGTTGGCATCCACGCCCTCGGAGAGCACATTGTGGAGCATACGTTTGCCACGCAGATGCAGACCGAAGTCCTCGCGGTAGGCGCCCGACGCTCTGCCAGTCTTGGCTTCGCCGGTTGCTTTCTGGGGCTGCTCGGTAATGGGAGAGGATACGGGCTTTGCAAGCTCTGCGGCAATGGCGTCGCGGCGCTCCATGCGTCTGACCTCATTGGTGAGATCATTCAGCTCCTTCTCCATATTGGCATAAACGGCATCGTCCTCGGCGGACAGAACGCCTTTTCGGTCGCGGTGGGTGTCGAGAAATCCCTCCATCGTAGCCCACAGCTTGGCGCGCTTTTCGCGCAGTTCAACGATAGTCATATTGAAATACCTCCATATTAAATGTAGTTTTTGATGGTGTTCAGCTTGGCTCTGAGTTCATCTACAGAGCGTCCCGTGCGCTCCGGCACGGCGGGTTTGGGTTCAATGGCGCACTTTGCGGCGATTTTCTCCATGAGGGAGTTCACCACATTCGCCTTGGAATACAGCATGGAAACTGTAGGGACAACCATATCCTCGGCCTCATCGGCACGGCTCATGATTCCGTCCGCAAATCCAAGTTCCACAGCCTTGTTGGCATCCATCCAAGTTTCAGCATCCATGAGGTGCGAGAGCTTGGCACGGGAAAGCCCCGTCTTGATCTCATAGGCGTTGATGATGGAATCCTTAACGCTTGAGAGCATCTCGATGGCTTTCTGCATTTCCTCCGCATTGCCGAATGCCACAGTCATGGGGTTGTGGATCATGAGCATGGACACGGGAGACACCAGTACCTTCGTACCGGCCATCGCAATGACGGATGCTGCGGATGCGGCAATACCGTCGATTTTCACGGTCACATCACCCTTGTAGTCCATGAGCATATTGTAGATTTGAGCCGCCGCCACGCAGTCGCCGCCGGGACTATTAATCCATACGGTGATGTTTCCGCTGCCTGACATGAGCTCGTCCTTGAAAAGCTGCGGCGTGACATCATCGTCAAACCAGCTTTCCTCGGCGATGGTTCCGTTCAGGAACAGCGTCCGTTCCGCTGTCTCCGTCTGGTTCTTCCAATTCCAGAATTTCTTCATTTTCTGATTTTTCCTCCTCTCCTTTGTCGGTAGGTGTATCTGCAAAAGCACCCGCATTCTTCAGCGGGAGCATATTGCCGTTAATGAGGTACAAGTCGCCGCCTTCCTCTGCCGGGATGCGGTCGAGGTTTTCCAGCTCCCGGATGTCGTTTGCGGACATCCAGCCGTTCTGACGACCAATGGCGTACCCGTTCATGCGGCTTTGGTAATCGCCACGGAGCAAGCCTTCCAGATTGAACTTCACGAAATACACCGCTTTTTCGTCCCGCGAGAGGAGTGACCGCTGAATGGACTGCTCCCAGCGGATGACCCACGGGTCAAGGGTGTACTTCACAAACTCAAGGGACTGCTGCTCGATATTAGAAAAGCTCGACTTCTCCAGATCACCGACCATGTGGGGTGGGACTCGGAAAATTCGAGCGATCTCATTGATTTGGAATTTGCGTGTTTCGAGGAACTGCGCCTGCTCCGGCGAGATGCCGATGGGCGTGTACTTCATGCCTTCTTCCAGCACGGCGATTTTGTTCGCGTTGCCGCTGCCGCCGAAGGTGGACTGCCAGCTCTCTCGCACACGCTGCGGGTCTTTGATCGTACCGGGGTGTTCCAGCACACCGCCCGGAGCGGCACCGTTGGCGAAGAATTTTGCGCCGTATTCCTCACAGGCGATAGCCATGCCAATAGCGTTCTTTGCCATAGCAATGGGGCTGTAGCCCACCAGACCGTCAAAGCCCAGGCCGGGGATGTGAAGCACATCCGATGGCTGAAGCGTTACGGCAAACTCCTTATCCTTAATGGCTTCATCCGAGCCACGGTAATAGGTGTAGTACAACCGCCCGTTCTCGTCTCTGTCCACCGACATCTTGTTCGGCATCAAGGGATACAGAGCAACGATCTCGTTTTTGCCGTTGCGGATGATTTGTGCATAGGCGTTGCCCCAGAGGAGCAGATGCGTCATGAGGGTTTCTCTGAACACGAAAGAACTCATTTCCGGATTCGGCTCATCGTGGAGTAGCCGATACAACGGATGGTCGTGAGCCATAGCCTTGCCGCCGCTGTCCGTGTATTTATATAGGTGCAGCGGGAGTCCTGCGACAGCTTCCGACAGAATGCGGACGCAGGAATACACGGCGGTCATCTGCATGGCCGAGCGTTCCGTTACCGCCTTGCCGGATGTCGTGCCGCCGAAGAAGAAAGCATAATTGCTGCCTGCTGTTCTGTCTTGAGGCTTGTCCCTTGATTTGAACAGTCCACTGAAAATTCCCATTTGTATCCTCCTGTACTACATATTTATACAAACAAAAGCCCGCGCGAGTCATATACTGACTCATCGGAGCCTTGGTGGCGAATTGCACGGTCGAGCGCCATGATCGTTGCTACTGCACCGTCAATGCGCTCTGTGCTCTTTTCCTTATCCGGTTTGATATTGCCTGCAGGATCTGTCCGCACATAGATGTTATCCATCATCCATCGCAGCGGGGCGTTGCCGCCGTGGGCGATCCTACCTTCGAGTACCAGCTTCATGAGCTCTTTCGTCGGCGGACTCATATCTTTGAATCCCTGCCCGAATGGTACGATCGTGAAACCTGCGTCCGCAAGGTCTTGGCTCATTTGCACTGCGCCCCATCGGTCGTATGCGATCTCTTTGATGTTATACTTGGTGCCAAGATCTGCAATGAATTGCTCGATGAATCCATAATGAATAACGTTGCCTTCGGTTGCCATGGCCGAGCCTTGCGCCTTCCACACATCATACGGTACATGGTCGCGCCGCACTCGGAAGTCAATCGTGTCCTCCGGCACCCAAAAGTACGGGAGAATATAATACGGCTCGTTCTCTTCGCGCGGCGGAAACACAAGTACAAATGCCGTTATGTCCGTACTACTTGAAAGGTCAAGCCCGCCGTAGCACTCTCGGCCAATGAGTGTTTCCGGATTTACGAGGGTATCACATTTATCCCAAGCGTCCATGGGCATCCAGCGCACCGACTGCTTCACCCATTGATTGAGTCGCAGCTGCCTGAAAAGATTCTCTTCCGCTGGATTGTCCTTCGCACTCTGGTAGGCAGCGCGGAGCTTCTCAACATCTACGGTCACATCCAGAGAGGGATTCGCCTTGTACCAATTGCGTTCATCCGACCAATCCGCATCATCGTCGATGCCATATATCACAGGGTAGAAAGTCGGATCGTTTTTGCGTCCGGCGAGAATGTCCTCTGCCTTCTGATGCACCTCCCAGCAGATACTGTTCCTATCGGTGCCTGCAGTTGTGATCAGGAAGAACAGCGGCTGTTTTCGCGCGTCGCCGGAGCCGTGGGTCATAACGTCATACAGCAGCCGGTTTGGCTGGGCGTGGAGCTCATCGAAAACGACACCATGGACGTTCAGCCCGTGCTTCGTATAGGATTCTGCCGACAGCACCTGATAAAAGCTGTTGAGGGGTGTGTAAACCAGTCGCTTCTGGGAAAGCACTGGCTTGATGCGTTTCTTCAGCGCAGGGCATTGCTCCACCATCTGGCAGGCGACGTCAAAGACGATGGATGCCTGCTGCCGGTCTGCTGCGCAGCCGTAGACCTCCGCGCCCCATTCGCCGTCACCGGCCAACAAATAAAGAGCGACCGCTGCTGCGAGTTCGCTCTTGCCTTGTTTCTTCGGTATTTCAATGTACGCCGTGTTGTATTGCCTATATCCGTTTTCTTTAACTGTCCCGAAAACATCTCGCACAACTTTCTCCTGCCACGGCAGCAGCTCAAAGTTCTTACCATGCCATTCGCCTTTTGTATGTTTCAAGGCGGATATAAAGGCAACGGCGCGATCGGCGAGAGTGGCGTTCGTAATGATTTTCTTTTCCGGGACAATGATCTTGTTGTCCGCCAATCGCTCTGCCCCTCCTATTTATAATTCGACAAAAAACGACAGCGTCCGACGCTGCCGCATTCCTCCTTATTTTGCTGTATCTATGAGCGTGACCTCTTCACCGATCAGCTGCAGCGCATCGTTGTAGCTGTCCGCGCTCTGCACTCGCTCCCACAGTTTCTCCCATTCGGCGCTCCTGCCGTCGCGTTGCATCACCCGCTGCACATGTCCGAGTATCCAGAACACGTTGCCTTCGGGGCCGCGACTGTCATATTTCAGTACCGGCTTCTTCATTCGTCAATTCTCCTGCACATGTCTTCGCCGTATGCCACCGAGAGCCTACAGCCGTTGTCCCATCTGACCATGATGCTGCCGATATCGTCGACACCTCTGACCGTTCCCTTCGTCCCGATCGGAGGAGCCTGCACGTCGTCCATCTGTACGAGCTCGACTCTGCAGCCGACGGGGTATTCACGGCACAGGCGCTCGACCGTCTCTCTTCTGATTCCGAACATCGTCAATCTCTCCTTACAGCGTGTACTGGTGGAGGATGATGTCCTTCGCCAGCTCGGTGTCTTCGTCGATGGGCTTTACGTCCCAGCCGCGATCGTAGTTGCAGACGATTTCGCCTTTGCGCTTCAGCATCAGCTTCGAGACGCGCCCGCCGCCGATCCCGTACTTGGAGCTCTCCGGGTACTGCTTTACCCAGTAGTGGTAGATCCGGTCATGGACTCGAATCGTGCCTTCCTGCCAGTTGCTGCCCGCTGGCCGGGTTTCCTTGACCTTGATCTTGAAGGTCAGGTGGCCGCTGTCGTTCATGCTGAAGTCCTCGACCGGGCAGGCGCTGTATTCGTCTGGGATGTCCCGTGCGCTGCCGGTAAAGATGTTCGTGCGGCACCGGGTGTTCAGCAGCGTGACCTGTGCGTTCCGGCTGATCAGGTCGTAGAAGCTTTCAAGTGTGATCACTGCGTCCACCTCCTTACATGCTTATGAGCGTTACGCTCATGTCTGCGTTGAGGCGGGTTGTGTACCGGTGTTCGTTGCCTTTCCTGTCTCGGCTGATCACGCGGATGTCGCCTTCGTAGGAGCGGTACATCCTGTTGAGCGTTTCGCCTTCGGGGAGCTGGGCTTTGACCTGCTTGATCTGTTTCTCTGTCATGGTGGGGTTGTCTCCTTTGTTTTTGGTAGGACAATTAAGCCAGAGAAGAGCGGGAAAGTCCAGACCAAAAACGCGGAATTAGCAGAAAGAAAACAACTAAAAAAGCGACCGCAGAACTGTGTTCTGCGACGCTGCTGCTGTCCTTATTTGAGCATCTGAAGCGCCTCGACCGTCCCGTCCTCGAAGAGTTTTTCGATGTGCTCGACCGCCTGCTGTTCTGTCCATCCGCTGTTCTCTGTGTAGTAGGCCATGAGCGCCTTGATCCCTTCGGGGCGGGTACCTGTCTGTTCGCAGAGAGCGTCGAGCTTCGGGGGCAGGCCGTGCTGCGTTGCGTTCAGCTTTTCGACCGCTGCAGCCGCCGCGCGTTCGGCTCTACCTGCGGAGACCTGTGCGATCTCTGCTTTCTCGAAGGCGTCGAACTCTGCTTCGGTCATGTCTTCGCCCACCAGTGCCCACAGCGCTTCGTGCGCCTGCATCGCGCACCGTGCTGCCATTCTGGCCTGATCCGCGAGCCGCCATGCTGCGCTGCATTGGCCTTCGCTCGCTTTCCAGATGGCCGCCGTGCTGAATCGCTCGGCTGCCGCTGCTTCGTATTTGCAGGCGTCCGCTGCTTCTTTTCTGGTTTCGTACATCATGTCCGCCTCCTTACATCTCGAATCCGGCGCATCGAACGATCTCGCCAATGGCGTTGAATGCCCGCTTCGGGCTTGAGTAGTCACGGGGCTTGTCTTCGCGTCTGCCGTCGCGGACGATCCTGACCAGCGGGATGCCGTAACTCATGCTGATCTTGATCTCCAGCGTGCTTTCGCATTCGCCGTACCACACGACCTGCGTTTTCTTCGTCCAGCGCCGAGTGAAGATCTGCCGTCCGTCGTAGGTGAGCTCGCCTTCGTAGTTGAAGCCGTGCTGCGCGACCAGCGCTTGCATGTCTTTCGTTGCCTTTTCCAGTGTCATGGTGGGTACCTCCCTTGTTTATGGTAAGGGTATTAAGCCAGAAAGGAACGAGGAAGTCCAGATGCAAAACCGAAAAGCAGAAGAATTAGCAGTTATAACATATTCGCCGTGACCGGCTGCTTTTTGCCTCCGCGCACGAGCTCGGCGTGATCCGCACCGGTGAATTTCAGCCAGCGTTTGACAATCACGTCCGCGTACTTCGGGTCGAGCTCCATCGTGTAACATGATCTGCCAAGCTGTTCGCAGGTGATGAGGGTCGAACCGCTGCCGCCGAAGGTATCGAGCACGATGTCGCCCTGCCGCGAGCTATTTTTGATGAGCCGCGCCAAGAGCTTCAGTGGCTTCATCGTCGGGTGATCCGCGTTTCGGGCGGGTTTGTTTTCGTCGATCACGGTCGTCGAGACCTTGTCCGAGAAGATTTCCCGCAGCAGATCGCGCATTTCTTCCTTCTTCAGCTTGTTGATATCAATGCGCTTGTCCTCGATCACCGTTGCCTGCGTCCGGTCATCCACGAAGTAGTGGGAGCCGCCGTCTGTCCAGCCGTAAATGCAAGCTTCGTGCTTCCACTGGTAATCTTGGTGTCCCATCGTGAATGCGTTCTTATTCCACACCAGCATCTGGCGCACCTTGCCGAGTGCCTCGTTCGTCGCTCTGCGGAATGCGCCGCCGACCGTCTCGGCGTGCCAGATATAGAACGGAGTGCCGGGTTTCATGACCTCATGCATTCGGCTGAATGCTGCGATCAGGAACGCAAGAAACTGTTCCTCCGGCATATCGTCGTTCTGGATCGTTAGTCCGTTGCTGCCTTCATATGCCACATTGTATGGCGGATCCGTTACCACGAGGTAGGCCTGCTTGCCGTCCATAAGTGCTGCGATGTCCTTTTTCTCGGTGCTATCCCCACAGTAGAGGACATGCCTGCCGAGTAGCCAGCGGTCGCCGAGTTGTGAGAATGGCTCCGTGCCTTCCGGCGCTGCCTCCGGGGGATCGTCTTCCACGATCTCGCTCTGATCGTCGAACAGTTCGCTCATCTCGCTGACGTCGAAGCCGGTGAGGGTGGCATCGAAGCCGCTCTCATCCAGATCACGCAGCAATGCAGTCAGGAGCGGAACGTCCCACGCGCCGCTGATTTTATTCAGCGCCACGTTCAGGGCTTTTTCCTTCTGTTCGTCGATGTCGAGCACGACGCAGTCCACCTCGGTGTAGCCGAGGTGCTGCAGCACCTTGAGCCGCTGGTGCCCGCCGATGACCACACCAGTTCGCTTGTTCCAGATGATCGGCTCGACGTAACCGAACTCGGTTATGCTGCGCTTCAGCTTCTCGAACTCAGGGTCACCGGGCTGCAGGTCTTTTCTGGGATTGTACTTCGCGGGGAGCAGTTTCTCCACGCTGATCTTTTCAATGTTCATACCAAACCCCATTCTGCGAACTTCTCAAATCCGCCGATCCTGCGGATGTAGTCGCGGGCGATGCGGACAATCTCGGCATAGGGTCTGCCGTCCACGGTATCGTCGCCGATCGCACAGCAGAGCTCAACCGGCACGTCGTCCCGCTGGGCTTTGAGCCATGCGTAGATGTTCACGCTGACATCTGCCTTCGATAGGTCTTTCCCATGAAGGCCTCCGCCCGTAATACTGTCTGCCATATCGCTGCCGAGCTTTCGGTTGGTCGCGCCGGTGTCCACATCGATGCCGCCTGTCCAGTCGCCGAGCGGGTTGATCTCCGCGCCGGGGAACTGATCTTGCAGGTATTCGGTGTCCGCGCAGCTTTGGCAGATGATGAGCCGGTCACTGTCGAGAATGTATTTACCATCCGAGGGGTATCGTGCGAAGATTTCTCTTGCGATCTCTGCCAGCGCACGCTGTTCGTCCGTGACGGGGACGCCTCGGAAGATGCCGTTGTCGCCGCAGCGCACGGCATTCGCCTGATTTCTTGCGAGAATGGGATCCTGCGCAACCTCATGGTAGTTTACGACCACGTCGCCCGCGATCCGCGAGACTGCTTCCAGAATATCCGTTGCTGAGATATGCACGGAGGACTCCGCCGCGATATTGCACATGCCATGCCCGATCAGCACCTCCACGGCGATCTTCGGGTTCGCGTTTTCGTTATATGCCAGATCCACGATCGCACCTGCGATCCGATCGGCGATTTTGTCCGGGTGCGCCGGATTCACTTTTTCAAACATTGTCTTCCTCCTCCAGCATGAAGTTTTCGTAGGGCACGCCCATGTATTCCAGTACCTCGCGCATGCCGAGCCCGCCCTTGTCCCACGGCTTCATGCAGTAGCGCCACAACTGTGGGTGCGTCCGCTGCAGCCGCTGGAAGCGGTTCGGCTCGCTGTCGAGGTGAACGCCGAACATGCAGAAGATGCAGCCCGTCCGAACGTAGCCCATATCGTAAATCTTGCAGTATGGAATATCGTAGGTGCGGATGTATTCCCAGATGTCTGCGTCAGTCCAGAACGAGAGAGGTGCCGACGTCGCCTTCTTGTTATCGTAGGCGTTGCAGCCGTATCGGAGCCAGTTGCTTGTCCGCAGCGATGACTCGCACGCCATTGTGCCCACGATCGGAACGCGGCCGGTCTCTTTCGCGTACTTGGCGATCGGCTTCTTTTTCATCTCATTGCAGCAGCCCGCGCCAATGTCGAAGGGCGCGTTCAGCATGAATTTCCACCGCTCCGAAATCTTGAAGCGGGAGGGCTGGCCGTTGGTGCGTATGCCGTAAAAGTATTTCTGGATATCGCGTGTGTTCTTCTGGCCGAGGCGGATCCGGTGTATCCATTCCGCCTGCTCTTTCGAGATACAGGGATATCCGCATTTCTCGATGACCTTACGGAACGTGAGCTCCGGCCTTACCCAGACCACGTTATCCTTGGTCTTCACGAATTCGCGGATCTCCGGGAACTCCAAGCCCGTATCGCTGTACACGGCGACGATGTTCGGGTACATCCTGCGGCAGATATCCAGCAGTACTGTGCTGTCCTTGCCGCCGCTGAATGAAACGTACACGCCGTCTTCGCCCCAGTATTCCACCCAGTCGCGTATCCGGCGCTGCGTCATCCGCACCTTGATCTCCAGCGGAAGGGATTGCATCTGATACAGGTCTGATATGGTGTGGCGGTCATTCTGCGTCGGCATGGCTGGTTATCCTCTCTGCCTTCTGGCCGGTGAACTGCTCCCAGCGCTTGACGGCGAGGTCGCAGTATTCCGGGCTTTTCTCCATTGCGTAGCACACGCGCTCCAGCTGCTCACAGGCGATAATCGTTGTACCGCTGCCGCTGAACGGCTCGAGCACAATGTCGCCGCGATCGGAGTGCATTTTGATGCAGCGCCACGGGAGTTCCACCGGGTACATTGCAGGGTGATCCTTGTTCGCGCGTACCGTGTTCATCTCCCAGATGCCTGCGTAACCCCAGTTTTTGCGTTCCTCTTTGGTGAGGCGCTTGACGAAGCGGTATGCGTGACCGGCGTATGCAGACAGCCACATGTATTCCTGATCGTTGTACTCGACGTCGCCATTTTTGCTGAACGCGGAGATGTATTCGTACTGCTGCACCGGCTTGTTCGTCACCAGATGGTAGGGGCCGACGCCGAAGTTCTGTCCCTGCTTTTTCCAGATGCGAATCCAGATTGGGCGGAAGCCCTGCTCCGCGAAAAGCTGGGAGGAGTAGAAGTTCGTCGGCTCGATGAACTGAGTGCCGGTGGCGTAGAGGTCGCCGAGGTTCCAGCAGACGATTCCGGCGTAGCGAGTCAGGTTCTTGACCACCGGGCGCATGGTTTCAAACCACGGCTCGATGCCTTTGCTTTCGTAATCCTTGCCGACGCCATACGGCGGGGACGTGACCGTCATCTGCGCTTTGTTGCCGTTCATGAGCTTGGCGAAATCCACCTCCGAAGTGGAATCACCGCACATGAGTCGATGTACCCCCAGCTTCCAGACATCGCCGGTCTTAGTGACCGCACCCTTTGCCTTGATTTTTTCGGCTTCTCCGTCAACGTCGAAATCATCCTGCACCGCTTCCTTGGAGTAGAAAGCATTCAGGAGCTCATCGACCTCGGCGGCATCGAAACCTGTGAGGGTGACGTCGAACTCGCTGCCGTCGAACTCCGTGAGCAAAGCGGCCAGCTTATCTTTGTCCCATTCACCCTGAATCTTATTGAGCGCCACATTCAGCGCCTTTTCGCGCATCGGGTCGAGCTCCACTACGACGCAATCAATCTCTGTGATCCCAAGATCACGCATGACCGTCAGCCGCTGGTGGCCGCCGACCACGTTGCCGGTCTGTTTATTCCAGATGACCGGCTCCACATAACCGAATTCCGTAATGCTGCGCTTGAGCTTTTCGTATTCCGCGTCACCGGGTTTGAGCGCCCGACGCGGGTTGTATTCCGCAGCCTTCAGCTTTGCCACGGGGATTTTTTCTATCTGCATGTGTATCTCCTTATCCGAGCAGCCGCTCCATCAGATCGTCGTTCGGGTTGCTGCTACCGATGGGCGTTTCGCAGTTGTCCTTCACGATCTGGTAGATCTGTAGCCATAATACGTTTGCCTGCTTTAAAAACGAAATGCCCATATTCACATACGGGCTGGCGATTGGCAGTTGTGTGGTCGGGTGCTTGGCAAGCAATCCATATTGGTTGATGCCTTCCTCACACTGAATCCAACGCTGCATGTACAGCGCATACTGCTCAATCAGTTCTTTCTTGACGTAGATGGCGCACCCGCGCTCATTGAGCCAGCGCCACGTGTCTTCGTAAATCTGCGGTGCAAGGTTTTGCTGCGAGTTTTTTGTGACCTGCTTCAGGTATTCGGCGACCGGCGGCATGTCCTCACCATGCATATCCGTCTTCTGAATTTCAAACTGCAGTTTCGTCAGCGGTGCCTTGCCGGGGTTTCCATCCATGATTTTCTCAGATAGCGCTTTTTTCTTGCGTCCTGCGCCGGGGCGAGCACCGCCATGTCCATTTGCCATGTGCGCTACCTCCATTTCGTTTGATTTCTTGAAATCGCGGGGGCTATACCCATCTTGATTTCCCGATTTTTCGCGCGTGACCCCGCGCCGTTGTCCGCGTAATCAAGTTTTCAAGATTTTGATCCCCCTACCGGTCGCCTAGGTCGTGGTGAATCTTGTTATGACAGCTTTGGCATAGCGACATTAGGTTGTCCGCTGCGTGAGTTCCGCCACGGCTGATCGGCACGATATGGTGAACTTCTTCTACCGGTGTGATCCGACCTTCTTTAAGGCACTGTTCACACAGCGGATGGGATGCTACATATCTGGCGCGGATCCGGTGCCACGCTCTTCCGTATTTACTCGCGGTATGTGGTGACCGCTCATATCGATCATACTGCTGCCTTGCGTATTTCCTGTGCTGCTCACAATATTGCCCGCCTGTCAGGTTAGGGCATCCGGGGTAAGCGCACGGCCTCTTAGGTTTGCGCGGCATAGTCTCACTTCCTCTTGCGGAAGTGCTCTCGCAGCCAGTATTTGAGGACATACCAACACTGCTCTAAAGTGCCGACTTTCCTATATGACATTGATCTGCTTCTTCCGTCTGTATTGGCGTATATAAGAAAAGCCCACGCGGGATGTCCCGTGTGAGCTCTCTATGTTCTTCGCCTATTATAATGATACCGCATTTCCTGACTGACTTTAACTGACATCGACTGACATCACATGACATCTTTCAATCGATTATCGAGTTCCTCGACCGCTGTTTTGTGCAGCCGGTAAATGTGTCTTTCGCAAAAGCCCATCTCTGCCGCGATATCGTCCCACGGCATTTCCTGCACATACCGCAGAATTAGGAGCCTCGATAAGTCATCATTTTCTAAGAGGTCGATTTTAGCAATCAGGGCTTTGCGCTCTTCAGCGAGCTTTGTGATCTCCATCTCCAAATCGACCTTCCTGCAGATGGCGCTTGCCATAGGCGAAGAGTCAGAGCGTGGATTATGCGGCATGACGGTCAGGCGGGCGGAGGTGTTCTCCGCCTGCTCGATCAGTGCGTCGATTTTTGTTCTCCGATAATCGATCGCTTTTCGGATTTTGATAATGCGTTCCAAAAGAGCCTTCGCCGTCATATCTCAGCCCTCGCAAGATAGTCGAGCAGGTAATCCGGGTCTGCATCCGTCAGGAAGTGAAACCATTCGGAGTGAAAGAACCGCTCGACATCATTTTTCTCGTTTCTGGCCGTTTCGTATCTCGGATTACGTCGAAGCTGTCGCAGCGCTTTCCGGTAATCCTTAGCGGCCTGTACGATAATGGCGTTTGCCAGAGTTCTATAGGGATCATCCATCATACAGTGCCTCCTTCTTTGATATGACCGCCTGCACATCCTCAACGCTATAAACGACTACTGCTGTTCCACCAGCTTTTCGGATCTGGTCAATGGTCGCCGCTTGTAGCTTTGTCGGGGTATTTCTGCCGACCTTGGCTTCCAGTGCAATGAAGCGTCCCTTGTGACAGACGATGATATCGGGAATCCCAGCAGTACCATATTGCCCACCGTGCTCCTTCCAAAAGAAGCACTCCGGTACCGTGGCAAGGTATTTGCGTATTTTCTGAATCAATGCTGCTTCATTCATCTGCGTTCCTCCAGCCGCTGAGGTATGAACCATACTGACTGCTTTTTCTGTTCTTTTTCTATATTTCTTCTCACATACGGCTTTATAGGAAAAAGAATCAGGAAGAATCGTACCTCAGTCATAGCCTCGATGCGACACCGCGAATGGATAGCCCGATCCATTCCACGGCTCCTGTGCTTGCGGAACGCTTCTTTTCAAAGCCCATTTCCAGAAGCTTCTGGCTAAACGGGCGCTGGGAAAGTGCATATTCGCCGTTGTCTTTGCACCACTCGTCATAGGAAGAACGCAGCATTTTGTTCGATACACGGACACCTTCCCGTGCCTCACAGCATTCCTCAAAGAACGTTGCGAATGAGTCCATTTCCGTCCGGTACTCCGTTGTCGCCCTTTTGACACTGGGCGGATCCTGTATACCTTCGCGTTGCCAGAGGAGGCACCCTTTAACCGCCCAAGCAAGAATACCTGGCATCTCCTTTGCCATAATCTTATCGGCAAAGTGTTTGTCGCGGTTTGCCTCCGTGAACGTGTTCTCGAAGGGCATGAGCTTGATCCTGCGCCAGATCGAATGGGTTGTATCACGGATGATCGGCTTATGGTTCGCCGCCAGAAACACCTTGAACTGCGGGACGTACTCGAAGTATTCGCCGTAGAGGAAGCGCGTCACCAGCTTGTCACCGCCGGTCATGGATTTGATCAGGGATTCGGCAAGCCGCTTATTTTCTTCCATCTCAATAGCCGTAACAAACCGCGCACCCTTGAGGCGAGCAATATCGTTATTTACGCTTTCGTTCTTTTTCTGCATGAACGCATCGCTCGACGCACTCTGGGCGTAGGTATTCATCACAGCCGAGAAGATATTGAGAAATGTGCTTTTTCCGTTGCTGCCGGTTCCGTAAAGCATGAACATCGCCTGCTCGGATGTATCGCCGGTCAACGCATAGCCGAGAGCCTTCTGCATGTACCGGATTGTGTCGGCATCGCCCTTTGTGATCGTCTCCAACAGCGTGTCCCATAACGGAGTAGCGCAATTCTCATCGAAGGAGGCACTGCAGATGCGTGTGATGTAGTCCGCCTTGTTAAATGGCTGCAGTTTTCCGGTCTTCAGGTTGATCGTACCGTTCTGGCAGTTGAGCAGCCACGGGTTCGCATCCCAGTCGTCAGGCGCAATCGCCAGATCCTTCATGCCTGCCGCCAGCGTAATGAGAAGTTTGATCTTGTTGCCGCTTTCGCTACGCATGGCATGCTGGATCAATGCTTTTCGCTGATCGCCTGCGGGAAGCATATCCGCGTAAGTGTAAATGCTGCGTACACACTGAATCGCATATTCTACGATCGTGCCTTCGTCCTGCTCCCAGAACTTTCCGTTCCAGATAAACCATTTCTTATATACAGAGCAGTATTTGACCTCGTCCTTGAACATCGCCACAAAGCGCTCCGCGTTTCCGACGTCGGTCAGCTTGTACTGCGGGTCAGGTTCGTCCGGCTCATAGCGGGTGATACTCTTGGCGATTGCCACGACCGTCTCATCGTCAAGGGACGGATCGAGACGTTCTTTGTTTTCGGCACGAAGTGTAGCAATGATGCCATCCTCACCGATGCCTTTACGGCGAAGTGCTCCGGCAAGAGAGGCCAAGTGATTGTTTCTGCCGCCTTCTTTGATCTTCTTGCGGGGCTGCTTGTCCGCAGCCTTTTTCTTTTGGGTAAGCTTAGTGCCAACCTTGCGAATCTCATCTACCAGCCAGCTCGGCATTTCCGCCGCTTCACACTCAAAAGGAGAGAGTCCAGTATCCCACGCATATCGGTTACCGCTCTGATGCATGCTGGGTGCTGCAACGATCAGTCCACCTTGTGTGCGTACATCAAGGCCGTCACGGAATCCAACCACATTTTTGAGTGCCAGTTCTTCTGTGTATTTGAAAATGTAGTGTTTACCGCCACTACCGGTCGTTGCCGTGATCGTCTTCGGCAATGCACCGTACTCTGTGACTAGATCCGTGAGACTCTTATCTCCATCATGTCGAGTGTCAACGTCCAGCGCTACCAGACCGCTCTTTTCACCCATGGGAATACCAATGTTGGCAAGGGGCGTCTGATTCCACCATCCAGTGATCTTAGCGACATCCGTTGTCGCTTCGTCACTCCAATTCTTAATGCGGGGGTGTTTGCCCTTGGCCTGACACATATCGCCAAGTCTGCAGGAGCATGTGCCATCCTGCTTGAGCCAGTGGAGCGGGAAAACGGGAATGCCTGCTTTTGCATATCGCAGGGCTTCATCTATCATCTTCATGGATTTCCTCCAGTCGTTCGCTATAATATCGGATGCGTTTCTTCAGCCGATGGGCTTCGTGGATCTCTGCCTGCATGCCGGATGAGTGCTCTGCCCCGAACACCCACACTTCCTCGCACAGCGCTAGCAACGCCTGCCCGAAGAGTAGTCCAAGCTCGCGCTGCTCCGGGTCGCCGTCATCCAGAATCTGCGGGTACAGCAGGTGACTGACCACGGGGAGGCGCTTTTTCTCTATGGCGAAGCGGGCATAGCGAATCGCCGCTGCCGTGTTTCCTTCAATGTTCCCAGCGTACTTCGAGACGACGTATACCTTGGGTCGCGCCTTGATCTCGGAGTGCTTGCGGTAGATGCGGCGCTGGTTCTGGCGGTATTCCTTCATGATCGACGCCATCGCTGCGCCTGCCGTGGGATCGGTGTAACCTTCCTTGTTCTTATACATGGGGCACCTCCAGCTCATGCAGCTTGCCGAAGCAGGTGCCGTGTTCGCCCTCGGCGACGATCGGGATATCGAAGGCCGCAAAGGGCTGCCGCTCCATCGCCGTGCGAATGATGCGGATCGCTTCGTCTTCGTGTCCGTCATCCACCTCGAAAAGCAATTCATCGTGAATCTGCAGAATCGGGCGGATATACGGCTTGTCCGCAAGCTCTCTGATCAGCTCCGCCATCGCCAGCTTCAGGATCTCCGCTGCGGTACCCTGAATCGGGGTGTTCATGCTGCAGCGTTCGGCAAAACTCCGCTTGCCCCAGTCGGCGCGGTTATTGATATTGGGAAGATAACGTCTTCTGCCGAAGGACGTCTCGCTGTACCCATTGATCCGAGCCGCTCTGACCGTCTCCTCTTGCCATTCAGACAAGCGCGGATAACCGGTCTTCAGGTTAGCAATGATACGGGCGCACTGATCCTCTGTCTTTTCTAGCCCCGCCTTGAACTTGAGGGTTCGCTGCAGACCGCGCGGAAACAGACCGTAGAACGTGCCGAAATTCACGTTTTTGGCGATCGTCCGGCGCTCTTTGTAATCTGGATCGTCCTTGTCCTGCGCCTCATCGACGCTGATCCCGAAAATGACCGATGTGGTGCTGGCGTGAATGTCGCCACCGCTGCGATATGTTTCCATCATTCGGGGATCACGACAATAGAACGCACCCACACGCAGCTCGATCTGCGAGAAATCAAAATCGAGGAATGTCGTATCCTTCGGTGCAACAACGAACTGCCGAACACCGATCGGGTCAGAGCCCTTGCGGGGCATGTTCTGCAGGTTCGGCCTGCGGGAGGCGAAGCGCCCCGTGTCGGTTCCCATCGGCAGAAGGTCGGGGTGTATTCTACCGGTCGCCGCGTTGATCCATTTGAGGTATCCGTCGATGTAGGTGCTCTTGATCTTTGCCCATTTTCGGAATTCCTGTACGGTATCGAAGAAGGAAACCATCTCAGGACGGTGCTTTTTGCAATATGCACGAAGCAACTGCATAGCCTCATCGTCCGCTGCCTCGGCATATTTGGTTGTGGTCTTCAGGACGGGCAGGTTTTCTGTCTTATACAGATAATCCTTGAATGCCTGCGTTCCACAGTTCTCTCCGATATCCACATTGCCGATGACCGCCTGCAGCTTTGCTCGAAGATCCACAAGGTGTGCTTCGGCCTCCGCCTTCTTTTCCTCCATGAGGTCGGTATCGAACAGGACGCCGTTATACTTCATCATGCCGGTGAAAACGGCGGTTGGGCTTTCGATCTTTTCACAGATCAGGCGGTGCTTCGGGATGTTGTTCTCAAACCATTCGTTGAACGTGTAGTAAAGCTGCAATGCCCAGTCGCTATCTGCACAGGCGTACCGGCAGGTGTCCCATGCATCTGGGTCGAGCTCATCAAAACTGTGCTCACCAACCACATCCTCAAATTTCGGGAGTTCAACGCCATACAGATACGGGACAAGGGTTTTAAGTCCGCTGTCACCGAGATCGCGGTACTCAAAATCATTTTTCAGCGTAAGTTGTGATGCAACGATCGTGTCGTACACGGGCTCCTGCAACACGATCCCGTCTTTATACAGGAACATTGCCTCAAACGCCATGTTGTGTGCGATTTTGACTGTTTTCGGATTCTGAAATACGCGCTGCCGCAGGAATGCCATAACAGAAGGAATACTGGCGTTCTTACCGACGCGATGCCTGAGCGGGACGTATCTGCCTGTGCCTGCCTTCACGGAAAGCGACACGCCGGTGATGTCTGCCTTATGTGCATCCAATGCCGCTTTGCCGTCACTGCGATATTTCTCCGTGGGCGATGTCTCGAAGTCAAAGGAAACAACGCCAGCGCTGCCGATATATTCTTCAATTTCCGCAATACTGCGGATCGTCTTATAATCATTCATAGTCTGTACCTCAAATCGTGCAGCCGTGAGCTCCGTGAATAGGCGCTCACGGCTGCTTTATCATTATTCCGCTGCAGTCTCGGTTTCGGCGACGGAAACCTTGCCTGCGATGAGCTTGACCTGCTCGGTCATGGATGCGATGTTCTTCTTTTCCTCCGGGGAAAGAGGTCGATCCACAGAGCAGATCACCTGACTGTAATTGATGCCGGTGCTATTCTGCGCCCGCTTCAGGGAGAACTTTGTCACCACATGATTGGCTTTCATACCACGGGTCACAAGTCGGGTAACATACTTCGTAAATTCCGCCAATGAGCCGGTGGGCAGCGTCATAATCATCGGAAGCATTTCGCCTTCGCGCAGGAGGTACATCCGGCGCTTCTGTTTGCAAGCCATGCCGCCGTTTTCGCCGCTGCCAAACTTGGCATACGGGCAGGTCTTGCATTCTTTGCATTCGCCGGTCTCGGCAACGACGCCAAGCTTTCCGTCTAAGCTGGAGCAGTCGGGAGGATTGTTGCCACCGGTGAATTTTTCTTTATAGTAACTGTTGATCGGGTGATGATACAGAATGACGGCGCTAAAGTCTTTGGCGCTATCGGGGCTGTTCGGATCGTCGCCGGGTACCTCATAGGCGAGCCCACCGCCTGCGGGAATCTTGATGCGCTCAAAGCTGGGGCGCAAACCGTCCAGCTCTTCACTAAACAACTCGGCGAGATTTACGGTTTCAGTAAGATAACCGGTATTCTGATCGGTGGTAGCAATTGCAGTGGTGTTCTTTGTGTTCATGGTGTTTATCTCCTTTTTTATTTCTTAGATTTGGATACGCGGATGCTCGGCTGCTCGAACACCTGAATCACACCTTCGAGCCAGTCGGGGAGCACATCATCGTTGTTGGCCTTAAGCTCTTTGACCGTAGCGCCAAGCGTCATGGTGTTGATGGTGAACAGATAGTCGAAGCCATGTGCTCGCATCCGTCGGTACAGTTCTTCCTTTTCTTCCGGTACCGCGCCGGGGAATTCACGAATTACAAGGGAGAAGCGGGATCCGTTGCGGTCGAAGCCGGTGCATTCTTCATCCGTCATCAGCTGAATCAGCTCAGCCTCCACAGAATCGATGCGTTCCTGTACATCTTTGAGCTTTGCCTGAAGGTCAGATTTCTCGTCGCGCAGCGCCTTCAGGGTATCCGCCGCAGCGAGCATGCTTTTTTCGTTCATATCGTTATCCTCCAATGATTTTTTTGTAGTCGTCGACGAGTAGCTTGGAGACATCGGCCTTCTGCTTGAGCGCACCCATGACTTTTTCGTCAATGGTGTCTTTGCAGACAAGGTGAATGTAAACGCCGCGCTTCGTCTGCCCGATCCGGCGCACACGCGCCATGGATTGCTGGTAGTTGGCATAGCTGAAATCCAGCGAATAGTACACGCAGACGCTGCCTGCTGTGAGGGTGAGCCCCATGCCGGTGGTCTGTAACTGCCCGACAAACACCTTGGTGTCGGGATCGGTCTGGAAGGCGGAAACCTGCTCGGCGCGATCCTTCACGTCACCTTTGATCAGGGCGTACCCGATGTTCTTCTTGCGGAGCATACGGGCGATCGCATCGATCTCCGGCACGAAGCGGGCGAACACGATGACTTTTTTGCCTTCCTCCATGCAGCTGTCGATCACGTCTTCGAGGGCGTCGAGCTTCGCCGTCGATAGCTGCTGGGCGTCATCACCGTCATCATTGCGGACGAATCCGCCTGTGATCTGTGAGAGGCGCAGAAGCTGGGTCAACACGTTGTGGGTCGTGATTTCGCCGTTCATGAGCTCGGCGAAGCTGTCCTTTTCGATGCCGTCATAGACCTTCTGGGCATTTTGCTCCAGCTTTACCGGTCGCACTTCCTCCACGAATTCCGGCAGATCGACCGCTTCGTCGATGCGGATTCGGTATGCGATGGAATGTGCCTTTTCGACCAGCTCTGCCAGATGCTTGTACCCGACGATCTGGTGATTCTGGAATCCACCGAGGATGGCGTAGTAGGCGCGGAAGCTGTAGAAGCTGCCGCCAAAAATGCTTTCATCCAGAAACTTGTACTGGCTGAAAAAGTCCAGCGGGCTGTTGGTGATGGGGGTACCTGTCAGGATCAGGTTATAGCTGCTGATCTTACCGAGCCGGTGCAGTGCCTTCGAGCACTTTGCCTGCGGATTCTTGATTTTGCTGCTTTCGTCACACACGATCATGTCTGGGTGCCACCGGGTGAGCTCCGCCTCCAGCCTCCAGCAACTTTCGTAGTTGACTACGATGATCTGAAGACCATTGCCGATCATGTATCGGATGGTATCGGCCTTTTTCGCGCTGGTTCCGTCGAGCACAGCCAGTTGATAAGGGAAATCCGCGAATTTTTCAAACTCTTGCTCCCAGACGTCCACGATAGATTTCGGGCAGACCACCAGCATTTGAGTGATCTTGTGCCTGTGGTGGAGCGTACCCGCCAGCGCAATTGTGGTGATCGTCTTGCCTGTGCCCATGTCCATGAGAAAAGCACAGCCTTTACTTGTCATCGGAATCACCGCCTTCCATCTGCTCCATGGCAAGCGCCATGTGAAGCTGTCGGTGCTGCCTGTCAGGCATGATCAGCAAGTTCCCCGGACTGTTGTCGGAGGCATCGCCGTTCATGTGATGAACTACTTCGCCATGCTCCAGCGGTCTGCCGATGTACGCCTCTGCTGCGGCACGCGCCTTCTTTGAGTTGGCTTTGCCGCGATCGGCGATATGGCAGTAAGGATTACGCTGGCGATTGAGATCCGTGAGATGAGCTGCCTTATGGCCACGGGCAAGTTTGGCGAAATTCACATTCTCGCTCATCCATAAATTGCGGTGCTCCACAGAGCAGAAATTCTTTCTGTTTGGTTTTTTCCGCTCGATGGCTTTCCCGCATACTACACAATGCACGATCATGCCGTACCTCCGATCCCGAAGGTTCGCAGGGCAAAGTTGTATGCTCTGATCTGGTGCTGATAAGGTGTCGCCTTGATCGGCATCGGAATGAGCGGGACTTCGTCGCCTGCGTCCTGCGTCTTAATATCCGGCGAGAGCGTATCGTCGAGGGATGCACCGAGCAGCTGTAGCAGTGCTACATTTTCCTTGGAATAGGGCACCACCCATGCCTTGTCGTCTGGATCATAAAATCTTCCGTCGATTTCTTTGATGCTCTCTTTCGCCAGAAATGCGTCGTAAATGCGAATGTGATTGCCATCTCTTATTGCATTCAATGATTTTTCTCCTTCACGTTTGGTTTAGCGAAGGCGGAAAGGATACGCTGCATCGTTTCCTGCTGATCCGGCTGCAGTCCGGGGAGGAGGGAGCGAAGCAAAGCCTCCTGATCGTCGTTTAAGTACCGGCGAGTGACGTACCATCCGTCCATGGCGCGGACACCGCCCGCTGCGCCTTGTACTGTGACAATTGGGTAAGAACATGAGAGTACGAGAATGTCGCGCTCGATCGTCCTTCTGCTGACACCGAATTCAGACGCCAAATTCTCAATGCGCTCTGTTCTTCGATCGCTGATTGCCTCCAGCACTTGCTGTCTGCGCTCAATCGCGCTCTGCATGTTCTCACCTCCTTCCGTCCTTCGTTGTCTTTATTTTCAGAGATAAACCCGACACCTAATGTCGTGTTCAAAATGGTTTTTTAAATAATCTTCTTTTTTCTCAGTAGAAATGAAAAATGCCCGCTGCAGCAGGATTGCTCCTACCGCAGCGGGCATAAAAAGACCGGCAGATAGAATTATCCTTCAGGATTTCTATCTGCCGGAAGCCTATTGATCTGTGTCAATTTCGATCCCATAACAGATTTTACTGTCGTGTCGGTACCCCTAACGGTTCTGGCCGAGTCCGGTGCTCATGGCGCAACAGCAGTCTTATTTGTTTTCATTGTGGTTGCTGATGTACGTTGTACCAGCTCTACCATGACCTTTGCGTCCTGATCAACGACCACACGCAAAGGGCTTCCGCATTTCGGACAATTTAGCTCCATACCATCACAGCGCCTCGATCTGCCGATCGGCTTGCTACACTTTGGACAGCAGGCATACAAAAGCGTGTCTAATTCGCCCATCCGACTTCCTCCTTGCTTCCTGTGGTACGCGCGGGCATTTATACGGCCTCCGGGGCAACGTACTGCGCAAGCTGTCCCATTTTAATAAGAGGGATCCGCACAGTGTGCTTACGGGCGTATTCGCCATCCATAACCATGGTGTGGCAATGCTCACATTCCATCCATCCGCCTGTTTCATCTAAAAACAAGCCTTTATTCAAAGTGCCACAAATCGGGCACGTAACATCGTATTGTTCCATTTCAGTTCCTCCGATCAACCTAAATCTGTGATTTCAATGGAGTAGATATCCTCAAAATATATCTGCTCACCATCCAGTTTGAGCCAACGGAACGTACAGCTCACGTCCGTGATCCTGCCGCATTTGGTGACGTCGTGAAAGGCGCAGTAGCAGTCAATTTCAACTTTCATACCGCGCCTAAGCTTCAGGAAAATCCGCGAGTTGTGTTCTGCCTGCTCTTCGGAAATATCATGGCGCTCTACGCGCAGGTGCCGTTCTTCACGATCCCGCAACGCCTCCTGTAAGCCCTTCATTGCATCAAACGGGCTGAATATT